CCGTAAAAAAACCAGTAGAAAACTTTCACCCTGCACAGGGTTCCTAAGGCCAGCATACATAGTGATTTAAAAAGCGCCAGAAAAAATTCTCACACCCTAGTCAATCCCGCCCGGCAAAGTTGGCCAACAGCCGGAAGCGAGTCTTGCGTGGTCCGGGAGTAATCCCGCCTGCGAAGCGTGGACAGCGAGTGAATGGGCTGTGTGATTGAGCCTCGAAAGAGTTATTGTGGCGGGAACGCTGTGGGTGTCGCATCCGCCACAACACGCCGCAGCGTGGTTGCAGCACGGTTGCAGCACGAGCGGCCGGATGCAGCGCCATTGCAGCGCGTGGCGGCATTAACTGGCGCTATCTGGCACTACCTGGCAGTACCCATGAACCGGCGAGTTGGGAGCGGTGAAATCGTCAGAAGGCTTTGACGTGTTGGGCGATAGATATAAAGATAAAGCCCGACGGCGGTTACCGTCGAGCCTTGTTCAAAAGCGGGCGATGAGATTCGAACCCACGACATTCACGTTGGCAACGTGACGAGCTACACGGCGTAAATATTTATATAACAGCAGTTTAAAGAATATCCGTTGTGGCGATGCAGCGCCATTGCAGCGCAGTTGGCGATATTGCATAACAGCTTATACGGAAAGGGGTAAAGGGCGAATGCAACGGTGCACAGGACAGATGATAATCGTGCCTTGGCTGAGTTTTGGAATCATACGCGGTGTGGCAATGAAGTCATGTTTGTTCGGGCGTTGTGCGGGCATAAAACTCGCTGGTCCGCTATGCTGCGAGCCGCCGGAAGTGTTGAAACTGAAGGTGGTGGTTCCTTCGGCCGGTTCGGCATCTTCCGGGTCGACGTATTCGACCTCTCCAATCCAGATATCGTTGACCCCATCGACCGGAGAGACCCTGCATGTCTGGCGGATCAAACCGCTGAATGAGTCCGGAGCGGTGGTCCCCAGCAGGCTGAGCGCCGAGATCTCGCTGGTTTCGTTCTGGATCAAGTAGAGCTTTTCGTGCTGACCTGTATCGCCGCCCTGAAGCTCACCGCTGCCGAGTTTTTCCGCGATTGTCGCGCTCATCGCATGAACCTCGGACCGTTGTCCATCTTTCGCTTCATGGCCTTGGTGTTTTTGGCTGTCGCCTCGACCGCTTTTGCGGTGCGCTCCTGGATATTGGTGTGGCCCGCCCCCAGACCGCCGAGCATCATTGCCCCGAAAGTACCGGTGGTGGATTGCAATTCATCGACGCCTCTGTAGGACCCGCCGCTGGTTTTCAGATCACCAAGCAGCTTGGCAACCTTGCCCTCCAGCCCCTCCGGCCCGGCGAGCCCGTCCGGTCCTCTGTCGGTGTCGGCTTCGTACTCGCGTCGTTTCCTCTTAGCCTCCGCGACGGCTGCATCCAGTTCCGCCTGCGCCTTGGCCTGCGCCGCCTCGATTTCCTTTGTCTTGGCGATTACATTGCCGCCGACCTTCGCCATTTCGGCTCTGTAGTTGTCGTCAACCTGTTTTTTCTTGTCGTCATAGAACTTGTTGGACTTGGCGATGTCGGCATCCATGTTCCGTTTGATGCCCATGACCTTCTTGCGATATCGTTTTTCGTTCTCCTCGATTACCGCATCCTGCTTGTCGTCGTCGGTCGTGACTCTGATGACTGCGTTTACGGCCTCCGCTTCCAGGAACGCGCCGATTGCCGAGACTCCGTGTTTGACCTCGGACCAGGTGTTCTCGATTTTCCGGGCGACCCACAACGCAGCTTCCGCAATGCCCTTCGCCGCCATCCAGAATACCGCTTGGATTCCGCTGGTGAACGTCAGCCATGCGGACTCCAAAGCCCCGATACCTTGGGTCCACGCCACTTGTATCCCCAGCCACGCGACTCTCGCGGCCAATGCAAGGTCGCCAGCGGCCAGAGCGTCGCCGATCCGCGCTGCCGTGCCGCCGACACCAGCAAGGATATTCTGCATGTTCTTGAAATTCGCCCCATTGGCCAACTTCATCGCCGAAGCGCTGCCCCGGCCGAACAACTGCTCGAAGATCGACAATCGCTGGGCCGATCCCATCTTCGCGGTGGCTTGCCCCAGATCGGAAAGGATATCGGCAACCTTCCGCAGATTGCCATTTGCATCGACCGCGTCGACACCCAGCTTCTTGAGCATCTTATGCGAACCGGTCTTTGAGAGATTCTTGTATGCGCGGGCCAGTGCGGTACCGGCCATCGAACCCTTGATGCCGTTGTTGGCCAGGACGCCCAGCGCCGCTGCGGTGTCGCGGATATCTTCACCGGCCTCCTTGGCCATCGGAGCGACGTACTTCAGGGCCTCGCCGATATCCTCAAGGCCCTGGGCGGAGTTGTTGGCCGTGGCCGTTAGCACGTCGGCGATATAGGTGGTGTCCCTGGCCGTCAGGCCGAAGCCCCGCATCGCAGCAGAAGCAATCTCCGCGGCGCGTGGCAGATCGGTGGACGTGGCGCGGGCGAGGTTCAGGACCGAACTGATTGAATCAAGGATCTCGGCGGGCTGGAATCCGGCCCGGCCAAGCTCGGTCATCGCCCCGGCTACCTGGGCGGCTGTAAACGACGTGGTCCGCCCGAGTTCCTTTGCCCGTTGGGTGAGCTTGTCGAAATCGCGGCCCGTTGCGCCCGTGACCGCACGGACTTGGGCCATCTGATCTTCGAATCCGGCGAAGGTTCGAGTGGCTATTGCGATAGGCAGCGCCATAGCGGCCGTGGTGGTCGCTATTCGCATGCCTATGTTCTGGAGCTTCTGACCGAACGCCCGCACCTTTGTCTGAGCCGCCCGCAGTCCGCGCACCAGCTTGGTGTTGTCGGCGAACAGTTCGACAAAGGCTCGACCGGCTCGGATTGCCCTTCCTGACGGCATCGTGTGGTCCCTAAGATCTCCGAAAACGGCTATTGACAGACAGGCCTCGAGAACCTAAATTCCTGTTTCCCACTTTTCCGGTCGTTCGTAAGAGGCTGGAAAAGCCGGAAGGCCCGGTCTCCCCCCGCCAGGCCTTCCATTTTTTTTGCGCTAACCGTTGGGACTGTCCGCCGTTGTCGGTGCGGTTGCGATCTTTGCCGCTTCGATTGCAGCGGCGACCTGCGACTGTATCGTTGCCTCTGTCTTCGTTTCGTCACGCTCGGCCTGTGCCTTGCCCGCGTCGCGTTTCTTCTTGACGGCGTATCCGCCGGCCCCGAGTCCGAAAAGGCCCAATACCGAAACTACTTCGGTTCCGTATTTGTCCATAAATCCGACTGCTCGGTCTTTCACTTCGACCGCCTTGTCGAGCGTCTTTTCAACCGAGTTGAGTCCCTTGTCGACCACCGTCCCGAGATCCGGTTTGGCGCTTGCCGCAGCGGCATTGGCCGCTTTGGATATCCGCTCTGCAGCAGCGGCTGCGGCGTCGGCTACTCGACCTGGCTGGAGCAGTGCTGGTTACGCTGCTGCTCCAGCCAGTCAGAGCCCTGTTTCAGCAGGTCCGCCACGGATTACTGCTCCAGGCGAACGCGAACGGTCGTGTCGGCGTCTGCAGCGGCGATGACGACCTTGCCGAGGTACTTGTTCGCTCCGGCCTCGGCGTCCTCCTTGGCCTCGGTGTCTCCGGCATCCCAATAGACCTTCGCCCCAGCCGTGATGGCCGATCCGCCGCCGGTTGCCTTGGGAAAGTCGAAGACGCCCGCCACAGCCAACGCGCCGAGCGCGTCGGCGGCGATATCGAGTTTTGCGACGCCCACCAGGTCGCCCTGGACGACTACGTCACCGGCCGATACGGCGCTGCCTGGGGTGTAGTCGATTGCCTTGCCGTCGTGAATGAACTGTCCTGTTGCCATTGTTTATCTCCAGATTTTTCTGTAAATGTTGTTGTTGAATCCGAAAGCCGCACTCTTAAGTCCGGGCGTGGATTATGCTTCGCCCTTCATCTTCACGGCGCCTCGGTGGTCCTGCTCGCGGACGCCGAAATCGATGTAGCCTCGGAATTGAACGCCGAGCGTGTTGAAGTCGGCGTCGGTCTTCTCGACGGTCGGACGATCGATGCCGTTGAGGAACGCCACTTCCATCGCCGGCAGCCGGTTGGGATCGGCGAACAGGTACCATGCTTTTGACGACGCCCCGGCGAAACTGGCGTTGCCGAGGTAGCTGCTGGCCACCGGCGAGAACTTGCCCACGTGCGGGTTGTCCGCAGGCTTGGGCTTGTTGGCCGTGGTGGTCTCGTTGAGCTTGAGGCTCTTCATCAGCAACTCAGCGGCGACTTTCAAGGCCGTCGGGACCAGTAGGATCGCCGGGACCACACCTAGCGGACGGCCGTTGGGCTTGGTCTGGTCCAGGAACAGGGTTTCGGCCTCGGTCAGTCCGTCCACGTTCAGCGCCGTATCCGCGCCGGAAGCGTAGTTCTTGTTGCCCGTGGCGAAGAAGCTGCCCGGGTTGCTCAGCAGCAGGCCCCATACGGCGTCGGCGATAGCCTCGGCGGCGCCCATGCCAATCTGGCGCGGGATGTCGGTGAACGCGCCCATGTCGTCATTGATGATCATCTGTCGCGTCAGGGCGAACATGATCCCGTGGGTGTCGGCCTTCTGGGCGAAGGTCTGCTCGCCGAGCTTGCCGTGCTTGATCTCTCCGTCCGGGCCGACCGGCTGGAACTTGAAGTTGCTGGTCATCCGGTAGCGGGTGTGCTCCTTGAAATCGTTGACCGAGGCGATCCTGCAGATTCTCCGCCAGGCGTCCTCGATGTAGTTGTAGCCTTCCAGCAGCATCTTGTTGGCGATGTTCGACAGGATGCCCGGTAGGGCGGTGGTGCTGAACGCCGCCTGGAGCCACCCGGTCGCGTCGCGCCGGAACCGCGGGAGTTGGCGCCCGCAGGCCAGTTCGCAGAACTCCTGGATGCCCACGCCCCGCAGCCTGTCGGCCGCCTCGATGACCTCGCCGCTGAAAGCGGCTTCGAGCCTCGGGGCGGCCATGCCCGATGACATCAGGGCTACGGCCTCGAAAATCTGCGGACTTGCGGGCTTGGCGGGTGTGTGGACGGCCGGAATGGTCGGGCGCGATGCACGCAGGACATGCAGTTCGCACCTGGTTTCGTCCCATCCCTCCTCAATGGCCTTGGCCTCGATGTCGGGGTGCTTACTGGCGCAGACTTTGCGGATGGCCTCCATGCGACGCGTTTCGGCCGCGACATTGCGGCGCATTTCGGCTACCGGATCGGGCGCATCGGCCGAGGCGTTCAGCGTCGCGGGCGCCTGAGTGTCTGGCTGGGCAGCGGGTTCGGGCGCCTGGGATTCCTGCCCATCGGTATCGCTCGTGTCGGGCTCCGTCTTGGGATCGGGCGTTTTCGGTTCGGCAGCGGGGGCCTTGGGCTCATCGTGGGCGACCGTTTCCTCTGCTACGGTGGTGTCCTGGGCGTCTGCGGCGGTTTTTGTCTCTTTCATGTCGCTGTGCTCCTTGTCGTTGGCGGCGATTCTTGCTGCGGTGTTTGCATCTGCTCCGCTGTCTACGAAGCTGATTTCCTTGAGGACGGCCTGGCGCACCACGTGGATGGGTCCGTCGAACGTTCGGCCGTTAACGGTTACATTCTGTCCGACCGGGATGAACTCGGCTTCAACGACTGCAGCGCCGATGGACGCCTGCCAGGGGAAACCGTTCGTGCCCGACCGAGCGACGTCTCGCGCCCAGGAGGTATCCCTGCTGATG